GCGACAGTTTAGAAAACAGGGCTTTAAGGTATATTCAAATGGCAAAGATAAACACAGAGTATGATGTTGGATCAGCATTTGAAGCAATAGAGGAAGAGTTGATTTCTTCAATGATTCGCAACATGGAGCGGCATAAGCTGGAAGAGATTGAAGAGGACAAACAATGGTCCATGTGGCAGGCGGAACAGTTAAAGGCATTGGAAAAGTACCGGAAACAAAATAAAAAGAAATTCGGGAAAGAGTTTAAGGAAATCAACAAAAAAATAGACCGTCTAATTCTTGGAGCAAACGAAGATGGACAAATGGACCAGGAGGCGGAGATTTTAAAGGCGATTAAAAAGGGATTTCCAGCTAAAAAAGTTTCTCGTGGCGGTACGGCAGAATTTTTTAAAGTAAATGATAGAAAACTCAACGCACTACTTGAGGCGACATCTTCCGATATGCAGAAAGCAGAAAGTGCTGTTTTGAGGCGGGCAAACGATCAATACCGCAAGGTTATATTTAATGCACAAGTTTATGCTAACACTGGTGCAGGAACATACGAGAAGGCAGTAGACATGGCAACAAAAGACTTCTTAAGTGCGGGAATTGACTGCATAGAATATGCCAACGGAAGCCGTCATACGATAGCGGATTATGCAGACATGGCGATCAGAACAGCTTCTAAGCGGGCGTATTTGCAAGGAGAAGGCACAAAGAGACAGGAATGGGGTCTACATCTTGTTATCATGAATAAACGTGGTTGTCCTTGTCCTAAATGTTTGCCGTTCGTAGGGAAAATCATGATTGATGATGTGTGGAGCGGTGGCAGCAGCAAGGATGGGAAATATCCATTGATGTCTAGCGCCATAGCGGCCGGTCTATATCATCCACGTTGCAGAGATGTTCACACCACCTATTTTCCCGGTATCACTACTGTGGATCCGAAATACAATAAGCAAGAGATTACTGATATTGAGGATACAGCGAAGCGGGAAGCTAAACAGCAATATGCAAAGCGTCAGGAAAAGAGATTTGAAAGACTGGCAAAACATTCGCTAGATTCTGAAAATCAAAGAGCGTATAAGAAGAAACAAAAAGACTGGCAAACAGTTATAAAACAAGAAGAAATCGAAGATGTAAAGAGTCAGCTTAAAGATTTGGAAAAACAGTTTGACGATATTACGGAAGGCTATTCATATGATGACTTTATGAAAGATTTCGAGTCTGTTGAGGAGGGATTTGAAGGTGCTAGTGAGGAAGAGATTAAAAGAGCCAAAGAAATAGATAAAAAAATCAAGTCATTAAGGGAAAAAATAAATTCTGAGAAACAAGTTTCAAAGAAAATGGTTCGCACAAAAGAAGAATCAATACAGGCATTCGAAGGCTTGGGCATAGATTTCAAGGATAATTCAACTGGCATATCAGATGCAACGTTGAATAAATTTGTTGAGTTTGCCGAGAAATTTGAACAAGAACATTCAGGGTATTTTGTTAAGAATAAATTGCAATTAAAATCTCTTTCTGTTGTTGATGATTTAAGCGAAAATGGGGTAACGGCGGCCGGCGCGTACTATAGCGATTCGCAATCAATTAAACTTATGAAAAAGGCAATAGAAACAAAACCGACTTCTAAATTATTTACTTATTCGAGGTCAGATGATTATGAAATGCATTTCTTCGCTCATGAATACGGTCATTATATAGCCGATAGCTTGTCGAAAAAACTTTCAATCACAGATTATGATATTATTCAAAAAAGCTTACTTAAGTATTTCGATGGTGATATATTTAAAACGAAAACAAGTAATCTAGTGGATGTTCTAGGGTCATATGGTAGCGAAAATGCACAAGAAGCATTTGCAGAAGCATTTGCAGAAGCGTATACATGTAAAGAACCAGGAAGATTTGCAAGTATATTCAAAGAAGAGTTAGAAAAAGTACTAGATGTTAGTCTTGAAAAGAAGGCTACATCTGATATAATGGTATCAGGAGCAAGAATTACAGATATCTTTAGCAAAGAAGCTGACGAATTTGCAGAAATGTACTACAAAGAGATTCGCAGTTTTTCAACAGATGCCAAAAAGATAGCGGGAAACCTTAACAAGAAAGAATCTGATATCAGGAAGATTAAATCATATCTTTTTGAAGATAAATCATTACTGGATACCGATACCGGAGAATGGAGACGGTTTGACCCAGATTGTGCAATAGCTCAGAGTTGGCAAAGACTAATGATTGGTAAAGATATTAAACCACATGACAAAACCTTGATTGAACATGAACTTCTTGAAATGAAAATAAAGAAAGAAAATCCAAATATGGAACATTGGAAAGCCCATGAGATAGCTTCAGAAAAATATGATTACCCGAAGGAGGCGACAGAGTATTATGGTAATCTTGAAAAACATAAAAAAAACAAATGATGCCATATCGGCGGACTATTATCCAGAGGGGAAGGAACCTAAAGGATTTATGAAGATGAAAGATGGCAAAATTGTCGAACATAATAATACAAGTTCGTTTGCAGCGGCACATGTTCGAAGAGAATTAAAACGTCTTGCAAGACTGGATAACCCGCCAAAAGAAAAAACAATATTATGGTACTAATACCACCTGTCATTTCTGACTGGTGGTATTTTTATACCCATTTTTAAGAAAAGGAAGGTAAGAGACATGAAAAAGTATGTTGGAACAAAAGTAGTTGAAGCAAGACCAATGACAAGAGGAGATTACAATAACTACAGAGGTTGGCAGATTCCAGTGGACGAAAATCCAGAGGATGCAGGCTACCTTGTCAAGTATAGTGATAGTTATGTAAGCTGGTCTCCAGCATATGCATTTGAAGCGGCTTACAGAGAATATGATAAGAATAAACTTCTGGTGACAGCAGTGGATATGATGAGCGAAGATTACAAAGAGCGTTTCAAAGCAGAATATAAGCAGTTAGAGATTCGCTTTGATGGATTAAGAAAAATGCTTAAGAAATGGGATGAGGGAACGCTTGCCTTTGAACCTACTTGCCCGCGCAGCACCTACAATATGCAGCTTAAAGCCATGGCAGATTATATGGCGGTACTTGAAGCGAGAGCAGTAATGGAAAATATAGACTTAATGGTTTAATTGCGCCGGCACAATGAAAGGAGAATGAAACGATGAAAAAGAAGATTTTATTAGCAGTAACAGCGGTAATGTTAGCTTCAGGAGCATTAGTGGGGTGCACAGAAGCAAGTAAGGTATCCAATAACGTCTCACAGGAAGCAGACAACTTTAACGTTCTAAGAAGATTTGCGGTTATTAACACCAGAACAGACAAAGTAGAGTTTGAACTTGTCGGAGCCTTTTCCTTAGATGCTTCCGATAGCAAGAAAATCAGCTTAATCTGCGAAATGGAAGACGGGACTTACAAGAAACAGATTATTGGTTTAAACAGGGACTCTATGTATGTGATTGAAGATTTAGGAGGTGCAAAGGTAAACAAATATAAGTACGAAGTGAATTATATTCCAGAATCTATTGTACCGTTTACAATTACAAACAAGAAATAGGAGGCTGAGATGAAAATTAAAGTAACACATGATTTTAAAGATGCAGAGGAAGACTTGAAACTTCGCAAAAAAGGTGAAGTTTATGAGGTGGCAGAAGACAGAGGAAGATACCTGATTAACTTTAAGGTTGCAAAAGAGGTAAAAGAAAAGAAAGGCGGTGATCCAGAGTCTCCCGATAAGATGCCGGGTTAAGCATCTTATTTTTGTGTCCGAAATGACAGGAAACTAGCAGAAAGGAGTATAAGATGAGAAAAGAAGAATTTGAAGCACTCGGTATTGAAAAGAGTTTGGCAGAGAAAGCAGCAGAAGCTTCAAAAAAGGAACTGGAAGGCTATGTATCAAAAGAGAAATACGATGCAGAACAGCAGAAATGCACACAGTTAGAATCTACGGTAAGTGACTATGAGAAGCAGTTAGATACTTTGAAAGCGGCGGCGGGAAACAATGAAGAGTTAAAGCAGCAGATTACAACTCTCCAGGAGCAGAATAAGCAGAAAGATGCAGACTACAAAAAAGAATTAGACGCATTAAAAATGACAAATGCAATTAAAATGGCTATAGCAGCGACAGCACAAGATAGCGATCTTGTTGCTGGACTGGTAGACCGCAACAAATTAATCTTGAGTGATGATGGAAAGATTACAGGTTTAGATGAACAGTTAAAAACCATCAAAGAGAGTAAACCGTTTTTATTCAAACAGGAGGGGCCAAAACCTTCCGGAAAAAAAGGATTCTTCCCGCTTGGACCCAAAGAAAAAGGGGGCGAAGGCGAGAAAGGGCAGGTTTCAATGAAAGAAGCGATTGCAGCAAGATTAAATTTAGGCACAGAAGGAAAGGGTGAATAATATGGCAGTTACATTAGAAGAGGCAAAGAAAAATGTACAGGATGATCTCCAGATGGGGGTTATTGATGAATTTCAAAAATCAAACTGGATTTTAGAACACATCACATTTGATGATGCAGTGACACCGACAGGCGGTGGAGCAACGCCGTCTTACAGCTATACAAGATTAAAGACACAGCCAACGGCAGCATTTCGTGAAATCAATAAAGAATATGTACCAAGTGAAACAACAAAAGAACGCCACACAGTAGAGATTAAAGTCTTCGGTGGCGCTTACCAGATTGACCGTGTTATCGCGAACATGGGCGGAATTGTAAGCGAGGTTGAGCTTCAACAGGCTCAGAAGATTAAGGCGGCACAGGCATTATTCAATGATACATTTATTAATGGAGATTCCGCAAAAGACACAAAAGCTTTTGACGGTCTTGACAAAGCTCTGACTGGCAGCAGTACAGAATACAATATAGCAGGGACGATTGATTTATCTACATCGGAACTGGTAACGAAAAATTATCAGTATTTTCTTGATATGCTCGATGAATTTCTTGGCGGTCTGGATGGCAGACCTTCGTTCATTGCAGGAAATAACAAATTAATTTCTAAGATTCGAGCATGTGCGCGCCGGGCAAGCATGTATCAGGTAACACAGGATAACTGGGGTAATCAGGTAGAAAGTTATGGAGGTATCCCATTTGTTGATATGAAGACAAAAGCAGGAACAAATGAGGAAGTAGTCCCTATTAAGTCAGAGGATGGTACAACTTCCCTCTATGTTGGACGCTTAGCATTGGATGGACTTCATGCGGTTTCTTTTGCAGGGGTAGCACCGGTGCAGACCTGGCTTCCTGACTTTTCTACTGCCGGAGCAGTAA